TCTACGTACATTTCCACCGTCTACTAAAACTACGGCACCTTCTTCTAAATTGTCATTTGTTACTACGGCACCAACAGCAGGAAGTGCAGCAGTAAGTTTCGTAACGTCACTTACGACTGTTCCGAAAACATTGTTTGCTTTTCTTAGCATTTTACTTTGTTTTTAATTAATAATTATTATTCTAAATCTTTTGGAGACATTACATTAGTTATCTCCTGTTCTTTTACTCTTTCTAATAATAAACTCTTAGCTATATCAATAATAACTAAATGAGTTGACTCATCAAGAATACAATTTCTTTGATTTGTCGGAACTTCTCTATCTACTACTATAGGTTCTGGGAACTTTAAGTAATTAATAGAGTAGCTTTCTACATCATAAGTTCCATCAGTTACTAGCTGATGTCTTTTTGCTGTAGCAGGAAGAGATGGATTATTACCATCTACTTCTCTGGAGAATACTAATCTCCATGTCATTGAGTCACCGTAAGAATAATAATAAGGTCTTTTATATTTATTCTTTTCTAAACGTGTTACCTCGTCATGTGATATAACTCTAAAAAACGTTGGTATACGAGTATTAGGGTCATCACATTTGTTTTTATTTATTGTACCTTCTTCGTGTATGGTGTACATAAAATCAGAAGGCAAGTCATAAAAAGTCCCGTTAGTAAATGTTCCTGCCTGACTAGAAGAAACCGAAAGACCAGCGCCTCTTTTAATAAGCGCACTGAGTCCTTGGTTTCTAACTTCAGTTTCTTCTAAACTTTCACCTTTACGGTTATTCTTTCTGTCAATGAACTGTTTGATGTACACATGCATAGCTTCTGTAAGTACAGAAGAGTAATCTTCATTCTCGTAACCAGGTGATCCAAAGCTCGATGCTCTGTCTACTTGCTGGTCTAGTTCGTCTGCCATGCTGTTAGCGTCCATCTATTTTTTAGTTTTCTTTTCTTTTTGCCATTTCTACTTGAGATTTTATTCTCAATTTTACTTCCTGATGTTCAGGATCGTTCAAGTACTGAATAGATTGCGGCAAATCTCCAATCTCAATACCGTTGTCTAGAACGTAACGTTTATCATTCATACGTTTGATAGCACCACATTCAACTGCTTTCTGAATAAAGATCTTAGCTTCATAAGAAGGATCTTCTACTATTCTAAGGAATCCAGCAGGATTTTCTTCTAGTACATCTAAAATTTCTGCTTCTAGCCAATCATTTGTATAGTTGGCAGGAATAGCTCTTCCTAATGCTCTAACAAATCCTTTCATAGAATCCATATCGGATATAATTCTACCGTATGCAGCAAATGCTCTACTTTTAAGTTTACCAGCTTCTGCTTTTTTAGTAGTAAGTTTTCCTTGGTTAACTATCATAAATTCATAAGTAGCTCTTTTTCTTCTATCTTCATACGAAGGAGAAATGAGATTCTTATTAGACAATAAAATTTTATATCTCAACATACCCATAGATGTGTTAAGGTTTAAAGTCATACCTTCTTTAGTAAGTGTGACTCTACTTTTTTTATTGTCTCTCCAGAAATTATTTCCTGGTTCACCATAAGGATTTAGGTCTACACCTAACTCTTCTTCAAAGAACTCTTTTTCCGTCATACCCGTTGGGTATTTGGAATAGTATTTTTTAATAAATGTTCTTTCAACATCGTTAAATACTACTTTTACACCTCCTCCTCTAGAGGCACTCATTAACGGAACTTGGAAACTTTTCTTTACTTTGTTAAACATGTAAGGTTCTTTCTTCATGTCTTGTCCTGCAACTAAAAGTTTTCTCCACTTTCCAGAGGATTCAATTGGTTTTACGTCTACAATTTTACTTTGTAAATACGTTCCCCAAATAATGTCTGTTTTCTCTTCTGTTTTTGTTTTTGCCATTTTGCTGTCTTTTATTTTTCCTCAAAAATTTTAAAGAAGCTCCCCTGCAATTAAGCAAGGGAGCTAGTTATTTAATTATAGTCTATCTTTCAACTAACAACTGTAGATCTACTACTTTTGTTGGATCTTCGATCATCATACCTCCCCATTTTTGGAAGTGTACTTCGTATCCATCAATTGCAGAAGCTACTGATTTAGGAGAACCTTTACCTCCAGCCGTGAAAGGATCACGCATTCCTGCGATGTACGCCCAGTTATAATCTGGAACTCCTTTTGGCTTAACTCGGTAAATTCCTGCATCTTCGCCATAGTCAAGAGCAATCATTCGGTGTGACTCTACTCCTCCTAGTCCATCTGGGTGACGTTGTGGGAAGTAAACATCATCATCAAGGAAGTCCAAGATTTCAATACGAAGCTCTACTCCATTGTACCATTGGTAAATGTTGTATTGTGGCTCCATAGAGTACTTAGTGTTCTTACCTCCAAGGTTTCCTGGAGCTGTGCTTCCAGTAATGTATTTATCAGAAACGATAGTTACTTGTGCAGCAGTTTTCTGAGCGATTTGCTTAGAAATCTCAATTGCTCCGAACTCACCAGTCATGATGTGAACGATACGTTTACCTCTTTCCAATTTACCAACTCCCATATCAAGAAGCATCTCTAGGTGCCAATCAAGGTCGTAAGTGTTGTAGTAGTGAACGTTTGATGGAGCAATTTGCTCAAAGAAACCTGAACCTGACTCAATGCTATATTTAGTATTGTCGTCTTTGTTCAAATACTTGTGATCTGCAGTCCAATTTTTCTTTCCGTAAAGACACATTCTTGCGAACATTTCTTCACATTGGTGATGCGCTACCATATCTTGGTAGTTAATCCACATTGATTCTGTTTGTCCTTTGTAAGTGAATCCAAACTCTAAAGGTTCGTTTTTCCCTTTGTTGATAGTGTTACCAGCAACTTTGTACTGCATACGCATTGTAGTAGGACGGTTTTCCATTCTCCAAGGAGAAGTGAAGTAAGGCTCTGCACCTTTGTAAGACAATGTAGAAGGAACTGCATCGTAAAATTTAGAGAAACGAGTACCTACTGCGATTTCGTCTGAAGGAACACTCATGTTCTCATCATCAGTAAACAACTCAACCTCTACTTTAAAACGAGATCCAGCATCGTGTACTTTCTTTACTAAGAAGTGGTACGTATCAGATTCTCCACGAATAACGTTTGTTTCTTCAAACAAAGGCTCATCGAAGATAAGGTAAAAACGTTGACCGTTTGCACCAATGTTTCCTGGGAATGTCCCAGCAGACAAAGTGTTACCTGCAAAATCCTCAGCATCTGAAACTGCTAGGTTTTTGTCGTGTTGACCCTGCAACATCCAGTTGTAGAATCCATTTTCTTGTTCAACTTCTTTTACTGGGAAACGATCTACGAATTCACGTAGTTTTCCTTGCAAATTAGTTTTGTAGATTGATTTGATAGTATCAGAGATCAATTCTGGTTTTTGTTGATACAAAGCATGGAAGTGATTATCGGTAACCAAACCGTTATAATCAACTGCAGCATACTTTTGTAACGGAAGTAATTGTGACATTTGTTTATTTATTTATTTATTCAACGAATATATTTATTCTATCTTTTTTTCTTTTGTCCTGCTTCTAGAATACTTAATATTCCAGAAGACTTTCCAGAAGGTCGGTTAGAATTTTGTCTTCCGACTCCTCTTTGTTCTTCTGTAGCTAATACTCTATCAAGCTCTGTTACCGCTTTTGTCTTAGCTACTTTTTTTATTTTTTCGATATTAGGAGAAAACTTTCCTTCTTTATCTACATCGAACAATCCTATAGTATCGTAGTAACTCATAAGAGCTTGGAATTCTCCAGGGCTTCTCATTTGTTTATACATTAAACTTGTTAGTTCTCGTCCGTCTTCAGTTTTGTAAACAGGGCTAGTCATATTAGACTTAATTTTATCTTTAACTGTCTTATTAATTTTAAGACCGTCTATAAAAAATTCTTTACTGTCCACTGTTTGCATTAAATTTTCAAACTGCTCTTGTTGTTGTTTAGAGTAGTTTTCTTGGGCTTGTATTTTTTCTGCTTCAGAATTAGCTACAAATTGTGTAGCTTCTCTTTTTAAGGCTGGTAATGCAGAACTTGCTTTTTCGTATAGTTTATCTATTCCGTCAGCTTCTTCTACCATTTCTCTGGCCTCTTCTTCAGAAAAGTTTTTGCCCACTAAATACTCAAAGTACAGATTCTTTTGAAGATTAGTATCTTCTGAAAGATTCTGCTCTGTTAAATTATCAAAGAACTCAAGACGCTGTGCCATTTGGATAGCTGTATCTGTATCGCTAAACTTATCTTCGATTTCTAAAAATCGTCTCTTAGCTCCGTCAAAATTATTTAACCAAGCACTTTGTTTAGCTTTAAGTTTTGTATCAACAGTAAGTTCCATTAATTTCTTAATGGTATCTGCTGAAGCATCCTTTAACATTTCTTCCATCTCTTCTTCAGTAGTACCTTCAAAGATTTCTTCGTTTGCCAAGTCTTTAATAAGGGCTTGGTAACGAGTAGTACCTTCTGCGGGTGCTTCTGATTCAATAGAATCGTCGTCTTCTTCATTTTCAATTACAGGTGAACTCTCTCGTTCAACTGGAGCAATGGCGGCTTCATTACTATCTTCTGTTCCTGCTTCAGGAAGAGCTACCTCTTCTTCTACAGTTTCAGTAGGTTCTTCAGCAACAGGTTCCTCACTTCCTTTGTTATGCTGTGCTTCTACTTCACCAGGTGATAAAATTTGAATACCGTCAAATAATTCGTTTTCTTCACTCATGCTGTCTTTATTTAATTACAATATTAAAATTATTTTTATAGTCCATAAACTATATATATGTTATTTTTCTCTTAGTGCTATAGCCAAATATTAAAATTACTTTTTACCTCCTGCTACAACTTTAACAGGTTTTTGTCTTTTTATTTCTTCATTGGCCATATTGCTTCTTTTAGTTTCTTCTAATTTTGCTTGTCCTAATGCTATAGAATCTTGTTTATAAGTTTCGTCAACTTCTGTTCTTCTAAGATCTATTTCATCTGCAATTCCGTTTCCATCAGAATCTACCATTTTCATATTTTCACGAACAAGAGAAACTTCTTCTTTCATAACCGCTTCTTCTCTTTTTTGTTCGATCTTAGCATATTCTATTTTACGATCTTCTTCTTTGTTAAAATCGTCTCTCTGCCACATCTTTTCTTGGAACTCTTGCTTCATCATCTGAAGTTTTTCTTGTGACGCTCTATCTGCTTCGGCTCTTTCGTTTTGTTCTTTTCTAATACGCTCTGCAGAATTTTTAAGTTTACGAGAAGTTTCTTGTACAGATTCTGACGTAGATATTGCAATTAAATCTTCTATCTTAGCCTGGCCATTTTGTATAGCAGCTTGAGACAAAGATTTAATTTGTTGGTAAAGAGCAGTATCTTCTGTAGAGTTACCTACAAATATATCCATCTCTGAAGCAGCAAACTCGTCAAAGTAATCTATCATTACCATACCCATGTCGTCCATAAGATACTGTGCTCTTTTTGGATTCTTTTTGTAGGCATATTTAGCACAATCTAAAAATTTAGTCATTGCACGTTTACGGAAGTTACTGTCTACTGCAAACCATTTTTCTGTAATGTGAGAAGTTTGTGCAACTTCACGTTCTACATTTCCTACAGCCTCACGGTTTTGTATTTGTCCTTCTCTTGCGCCAGATACTCCTGCTAGTTTACCAAGTGTATTTTCAATGTCTACTAATATATTAGTATACATCTGAATAGCATTAGGATCTCCTATCTGTACATTAGTAGCAGTCAAAGTATTGTATGCTCCTGCAGACTTACCTTGAGAAGGGCCCTTTAGTATTTCGTTTGTAGGATCTAAGAATCCGAATTTATTTACTGTTATATAACGTATCCATTCAGCAGGTTTCCATCCTGCAGGAATCATAGACGCATTAATTGCAGCAAAGTTTCCTTTGTATGTAGCAATTTCTAACTCACGTTTATAATATGCAATATCATAAGAGTAAGTAAGAGGCTTCATTATATCTGACAAAGACTGCACACGTGAATCATTAGTACTATTTACAGAACCAATAAATGGAGGCGTACCTTTAGATTTATTAACTAACGATTTTCCAGAGTAAGCAATAGGTTTCATTCCTACATAAATATCGTCTCCAATCTTAGTAGCCTCTAGCCATTCGTTTACCCAAGTTTCTTCTAGTTCTTCTCCTAGATCTTTTTTTGCTTTGTAGTTTTCATCTACATAGTCATATTGAGCTTCTCCGTCTTCATCGTAATATTTACGTTTGTATATCTTACGTCTAGATCTCCAACAAGCTTTTATAACTCTTACGTTACCGCTAGTATCAAAAGAACCGCCAAATGTTTTAGTTCCTATTTCTGATGGATGGAAAATTTGCAATGCATCTACATCTCCAAAAATATCATTTATTGCATAGTCTCTATTAAGACCTATAGCAGTACTAGTTTCTGAATTTGTTTTATGACCTGTTTCTAAAAACTCAACATCTTTAGGCTCTAACTCATCCCAGTAATCATCAATGACTTGACCCACTGACATGTAATCGTGCCATACAATAATATCAGAATCCTCAATATACATTGAGCTACCTCCTAAAGTATAAAGGTTCATAGGATTGACTCTTCTCATGACAGGCTCGCCTCCTAGAACACCGCAGTATACAATCTCTTCTCCCGCTACCAACAAATCCTCAAAAGTTCGTAGGAATAAGAAATCTAAATTCTGCTCTTTATATTCTCGTTTTAAAATTTTATTAGCTGTGATCTCTGCAATGTCTTGGAAATCATATGCAGCATAATCCATCTGTTCTTTTAGCTTCTCTTGTATTTCTTCTTCTGAAATAGCATCTCCTGTAATGATTCTTGTAAAGACATCATCCATTTGTTTTTTAAGTTCTATTTCTTTTCTAGAAATACCTTCTTTATCATTAGCAGATATATAAGCTCTGTATTCTTTTCTTCTCTTAGAATATTCTCCTAGTAATAAATTTATTTTAGAATTTTCTATTCCTATGTGTTGGAATTGTGCAGGAAGTTTGCTTAGATCTAAGTTATCAGGATTAATGTATCTCTGAAAATCTTTTGGATTAATAATATTAGAACGTAACTTGTAGTTAGTATCTTTCTTTTTAAAATGTGCTCTTAGATCGTAATCAGATGTTAGAAGGTTTTCTGCGTAATCTACGCACTCTTTATACCACTTATCTGTTTTCTTTTTGTCTGATAACTTTTGCCTAGGAAAGCTAATTAAGTTATTCATTTTTACACTTGAGGATTGTGCCATGTGAATTTTTATTTTAATAACAAAGTTAAAGATAAAAATTTAAACTTCATTATCAAGTTTAAATTCTTATGAGAAATCGTTAAATGCAGTCTTATTTGTATTTGTGTTTCTAAGAACTCCAAACTCTTCCCAGTAAGGATCCTCTAAGAATGTTTTTACTTTTTTAGTATTTTCTTGTACGTTTATTTGTGTAGTAGCATCGTGCCACATAAGCATGCCTAAAGATGACACACGGTCAAAGTTTCCTCTTTTATTCCACATAATAAGTTCTTTTATCATTGCTGTAGAATAAATAAGTTCTAATACTCTTGTATCAGAATTGTTAGAAACTGTTTCTAATAAAAAAGATTTAATAAAATCTCTGGCAGTTTGGTTTACTTTTTCAGACGCATTAATTCCCTTAGAAGTGTTACTACCCTGTTTAAAAGTATCAGAGTTACGTAATTGATAAGGAGTGTCTGCTAATAAATACAAACATTTTTTACGTTCAAAGTATGTAAACAGACCAGGTAAGTTTTGCTCGTACATTCCTGTAGCATTATAATATAATAATAATTTTCTACAGATTTCGTAAAAATCATTTGGATCGTCTGTACGTCCTGTATACTCAGCAACTATTTGTCTAGTAAATCTATTCATTACTACTATAGAAGGAAGAGAAGTTGTAGTGGCCCTTGCTTTGTCCACGACATCCATTCCTGCTATATAAGTATTTCTAGGCACAACACCCTCTTCGTTTTTTTGAGGTTTAATCCATACTTCTACACAACCCGCTTTAGGATCTTCTTTTTTAAGCGGGTAGTTACGAATAGGTTTAGCGTCTTGTATAGTAGAAAAATCTACTTCTCCGTTATTGTCAAATATTAATGTGCCTTTAAAAGAACTTTCTAAATACTTTGTTAGTTTACCTCCTTCTAATTCTGACAAAT